CGTTCTATACATAACTTTTGTTTGTTTATAATGCAAATATCTACATTTTTTCGCAAATGACAAGCCTCTTTATTTGGAATATCGAAAAAAAAGCCTACATTTGCACCGCATTAGAAAACGGGGTGTAGCGCAGTTGGTAGCGTACCTGCTTTGGGAGCAGGGGGTCGTGGGTTCGAGCCCCGCTACCCCGACGTTGAAGATCAAGCACTTACAAAGAAATTTGTAGGTGCTTTTTCTGTTTTGGGAAAACAAAGGGAAAACATAAATCGGGAATGGGTATGTGCAAGGTCTATTCTTGGAAAACAAAAAGCACCACCCAAAGATGGACGATGCTTACTTTTTTGAAATATCTCAGAAATCAATAAAATAGAACGAAATGTTTTTTTCCTACCATTTCTCTTCCGTTGAATCATTTACAGCCTTATAAATCATTTTTACATAATTGTTATAATAATTTTCAAGAGATTCTTTTGTGGCAAGCATACGCACCTTACCGTTATTATGAAAAATGTTAGGCGCAAGGAAACCATTAACAAGATAAACCTCTGAGTTCCTCGAAAAGTTCCCAAATATTCTAAAATCTAAGGGTGTAAATTTTATCATATTATCCCTGAATTCTAAATTAATTACGTGTTCTAAATTATATGTAGGGATAATCTTGCCAAAAGCTTTTGTATTAATTACCGTTCTCGAAACCCCACTTATTTGAATGGACTTGTTCTCAACCTTGCTTTGTGTAAAATTCGAACTTATGTAAAAACTATTTAATTTAACATTTACCAAATCATAAAGTTCTTTCTGTGATTTTCCAGATACATTAATCACTACATAATTTTTAGAATTATCATTTTTGTCGACTAAGCCATTCATGGTTAAAATAAAAAACGGCTGCTCTGATTTAACTGTTATTGCTAAAAATGCAAAACAAAAGAATAATATTAACTTTTTCATGATGAATGTTTATGGTTCAATAAATTGGGGTATTACATGGCCAGTTTTAAAAAACTTATCGCAAATATAATGAATTATTAAAATAAAACAAAATCGTCGATCAGGCTGCAATTTTCTCATCCTGACATATAATGCGCACACCCTCTATTCTTATTTTTGTTTCGGGCTTTCCTTTGCTTTTGTTCCAAACACTTATTTCTTTGATGTTGTAGAAGTCTTGAAGCCTGACAGCTTTAGTAAGTTTCAGTTCTGCCGTAATTTCCTCACTTCTTTTCTTTCGTTCTGAAAACGTGATTATGTCGCCAGACGAATAAGCGAACATTCTTATTATTTTAGTAGAGTCATTATGATTGCCCATAGCTACAACCGCCATCTTTACGCGGTAGTGGACGTATTTAAGTGCCTCAATCCTTTCCATGCCCAAATTATAATACGCTGGCTTCAAAAGATGGTCAACGTCTTCCATTATAGCCAGACGGTTATTCTTGTCCGTTTGGTCTTCCTCTGGTGTCTCAACAATCCTTGCATACTCCTTGATACGCTCCTCAAACGTGATCTTCTTTTCCTTGTGTTCTGCAATCTCATCGACGAGCGTATCATATTCGGATTCATCTGTAACCTTGATGCCTTGCTGCATGATCTTAGCGGATATGTTTGCCTTGCATAGATAGTCACCGTGTACGCACTTGTAAGAAACATTCTCCAGATTTACAAGGTTAATATCAAGCACAGGCCTACCATGCTCAAACGCCAAGTAAGTTTCGTTCGCTGCCTTTTTGATAATGTTTGAAACGGCCTCCCTTTCTTTGCCTGAACTTTTTTCAAAAACAGAAATAAGGTTATTGGCTGTTTCTATTTCTGCACTTAAACGCTGCTCAAATGCTTCGGGGGTGATACTGTTGTATCTGGTCTTGGTGAAGTAGTGGTAAATCTTTCGGGTAGGACAGTCACGGATACGCCCCATTACTTGTGAGTAGGTTGTAGAAATGTCAAAGGCCGTGTTTCTATTCTTTCCGTCGGATACCATATATTGGACAGCGTTTGAATCGTAAACGTCACAGCCCTCGTAGGCTGTACTGGAATAAAAGTTGATCTTCATGGCTTTAGAGTTAATCGAGCCGATTTTGTAGTCTATCGGACTGTCTGGTGTGCCTTCTCCAGTCGTAACAATGCCGCTTAGTTTATCAATGTTGGATTGGGCATAGGTACTGACAATAGCCCGTGAATTTTCGTTGTTTAGCCCCGCCCCTTTGATGACTGCCGAAATGAACCTCACCGAGTTGACGAAAATATGAGCATTACCGAATTTACGGCCTTCTAAATGATCCTTCACTACTTCTACGATCTCTTTTGTTAAGTTGCCGTGAATCTCTTTGAGGATGATCTTATTGTTGTTCTCTGGGTAGACAATCTCCAGAACGTCAAAATCTTTGAACTCCTTAAAAAGATACTTGCTTTCTATCGGGGTAGCTGTCATTGCTACTACATTTTCAAAGGCCGGAATCGATTCCAATACACCTTGTATGGCTGGCTTCCTGACCTTGTAACTATTAAACATCAAGTGTAATTCGTCGATAACCAAACGCCAAGGAATATTTAAGAGACAGTCACCCTTCATTGTTCTCAGGTACTTCATAATTTTAGGTAGTGAATCATAAGTTACGACAATCTTTGGTACGGTTGAATCTCCATCATGGAAACAGTCAAGGTATTCGCTTATATCCCGTTGTTTAGAATTGTGCTTGTTCCAGATGCCTAAAAGTGCGGGGTTGCCTTCGGTTTTGCTTCGGATAACGTTCACAAATGGCATTGCACAGATAGTCGGGATGTTGTCCGACAAAGCAAGTGTGCTTCCGCCATTTCCTGTACTTCCTTTTTCCAAGCATATTTTCCCACTTGGGAATCCATCGGTCAAAATATGCGTTAAATAAATCTTTTCATTCTTTTCAGCCTTGGCATCTATCAGCTCTTGACTGACATTAATAGTCTTTCTCATTCCTAATGTGATTTTGTTGTTTTATAATTATCATATACTATATTAGTACTTTCATGAAACAAAAGTACATTAGGTTTTCTTCAATAATAAAAATCTGTCCTATGTTTCTTCAATAAAAGTTATGTGTTAACTGTTATCTTTTAACTGTTTAGCTCTTATTTGTATAAAACAGAAATAATAATTTGGATAATGTGATAATAATGTGGATTTGATAAAATAATAGGGACAAATTCCGAATAGTTATTTAGGATTGTGTATTTTTGTTAACACAAGAGCCATTAAGGCCAAGAAGAAACCCAAGAGGTTCAGAATAAGAAAGAGATCCGGAAGCAAACGAAATCTTTGTATTACTGGGTCTCTTTTTTTGTTAATCTATTTTTGGAGTTTAATCACTTAATAATCAAATGAAACTATGGACACTATCTCAAAAAACAGTAGCACGATTGATAAAATCGTAGAATTTGAATCTAACGGGCAGAATACACCTGAATGGACATTGAATAATATTCTTGAAGGTAAGGGGCTGAAACTTGACCTGACCGAAAGGATAGAGCTGATTAGCGCGGTCACATTGTCACCTAATGGAAAAAAGAGTGCATACCAGATACTGCCCTACTATGAAGGTACAGCCGAGGGATATTTACCCTTGACGATGGGCAGTAAGTTGCTTTTGCCTTGGCTTGCAATTCCATCTAAAGAAGAAATAAATAAGTACGAACGATACTATGTTTGCTACTACTGTGTGTTGACGGATAGGGTTTGGATATTCAACCTTGCCGACTTCAAGTTTGGTGAAGATTATAATTATCGCATAACAGGAATGGGCTTCCGAGCTATTTACAGGCATAATAAATATTCCGACGTATGGCAGGAGATCATTACAGCATAATTGAGCTGATGACCGTGACAGGGGTAATCCATCAAGAATGCGAAAGGCAATGTCACAATGAGACACTTTGTTTAGACTTGGAGCAAGAGATCACGATGATTCTACTTGGCTCCAAGCCTGAACTGATAATCGAATTAAATGCTAAATCTGAACTTTTATACTACATTAAAAAGATCATCAAGAATCAATGGTACTCAGGGACTTCCCCGTTTTACAAGACCTACAAAAAGCAAAAAGCGTTGCTTTATGGCGCAAAAAAAGAAACCGAAAATGATCCAGAAACTTTTTGTAATTGAAAAAACCCCTGAGGTTCTGGCCTTAGTGAAACGATACAGCGGATGCACGAAACCCTACTCGACGACCAGAGACGAAGACCATGCTTTTGCCATTGTGGACAAGCTGTCAGAGTATGAACGCGTATTATACTTTGCCGTATGCGAGTACGGAAGTTGCCGAAGGGTAGCGGCATTCTTTGGCACGAATATGAATTATGCCTCCCGAAGCATGAAGGAAATAAAGACCTACGTTCAGCAACTTGCCAAAACTCAAAACTATGTTTAATCAACTGCTTTTTATTACCGCCGCCATTGTTTATGTGGTTGAAATATCCGGCTTTTCTGAAACTCTTGGAAAATTGGTCTGGCGTTTCCTATATGGACAAAACTTCGCTTATAAAGGCTGGCGACTTCCTTTATTCGGTTGCTCAAAGTGTCTGACCTTTTGGGTGTGCTTGTTTGTGACTCTATTTAGCGGCTACGGGCTTATCTACTCATTTGTGGCCGCTTGTACCCTGTCTTACCTTGCCTTCTTTATTTGGAAGCTATTGACGTTTGTAAGTTACGCGTATGAATTGGTTTTAGATAAGATTGTAAAATGTTTGAGCTAACAGAACCGACTTTAAAGGTCTTGGCAGAATCTAAGACCGGGGCAATATCCTACTTGACGGCAGCGGTCAAAATGGAAATACAAGCAGCATATCAAGCTCTGGGACATCAACCATTGCAGACAAATTGTGGAAGCTGCATTTTCCGAATGTGCAAAACTATAAATGACTACTTAAATGAAAAAGAAAGAAAGAATCAAAGTTCAATTCACGACCAGCATTAAGGCACAACGTGTAATTGATATTTATGCAAAAATATTGCAAGGTTATACGCTACGTGACACTTTGGCAGAGTATAAGGATAGCGGTGACACCCCGACAATCATCAAGCGAGATTTTTATAAAGCCCGCAGATTAATGGAGGAGAACGCTACTGAAAAGATTTCCGAAATGAAGGCCGAATTTATCACAAAGTATAATGACCTCTATAAAGCCGCCTACTCTCAAAAGGATTGGAAAGAGTGCCGTGGCATCCTTGACAGCTTATCGAAGGTTACCGGAGTTACAAAGGACATCGAAATTCCCACCGAGTTTACTATAAAATGGCAGTAGTAACCCTATTTAAGCCAACGGACTACCAACAACCGATTATAGCGGCACTGTTCGACACTTTCCATAAATACATTACGGCGTGTTTGTCGCGTCGTATTGGGAAGTCTCTGACGGCTAAAAATGTGATGCTTGCATGGGCATTAAAAGAGAAATGCACAATCGGGTATGTTACGCCAACGGGAGACCTTGCAAGGAAGTTTATAAAAGAAATTGTTGGCAGTCTGGAAGGCTCTGGCGTTGTGAGATCGAGCAATAGCGTTGATAAGTTCATTGAGTTTGCCAACGGATCACTGGTGTACTTCATGGCAGCCGGAGCGAAGGACAACAACAGGGGATCAGGTTTTGTATATATGATTTATGATGAGGCCGCCTACATTCCAGAAGAAACTTATATGAAAGTTTTTAAGCCGATGGAGTTACAGGCGAAAAAGGTCTTTTCCATATCAACCCCAAACGGCGCGGTTGGCTTCTTTTATCGGTTTTTTCAGAACGGCAACAGCACGGAGAAGAGGCATTGCAGATATATTTCCTTCTTGACTACCATCGAGGAATCCGGGCTATATACTGAGCAGGATATTGATGAGATCAGGGAAGAGACCACAAAAATGGTTTATGAGCAGGAGTATTTATGTAAGTTCCTTTCTGGTAGCATTTCTGCATTCGGTGATATATCTGCATTTTTGAAGTACAACTTTGAACGGACTGAACGCCTCTTTGCTGGTATTGACTTCTCAGGTGATGGAACGGATGAAACAGTCTTGACCATTACGAATGACAGGGATGAAATGATATTGCAGCGGTATTATAAAATTGGTAACAGCCATTCCATTGATTGTATGGCCAAAGTCCTTATTGAGTATAAAGTAGCCTATTGTCTGGCCGAACTCAACAGCATGGGCAGCATATCACTTGACTACCTTAAAAAGCAATTTAAGAATATTGAAGGTATCACCACTACCAATGAATCAAAGCGGGATTACGTGGAGAATATTATCAACAACTTTGAGAACGGCAAGGGTGGAATCTTGAAGGATTCCACGACTGAATTACAGTTCAACAGCTTCATTACAAAGCTGACCCCTACGAGAAAGATCACCTACGGAAACATATCGGACAATATCCACGATGACCGTGTGATTTCTTACTGCATTTCATGTTGGGCACATAGGATTAAGGGAAAGACGGGAACTTACATTTTAGGATAGATTGTCATGTGAAACGTGTTCTGAAATCAATATTCAGTTATATAAATAAAGTAAGTATAAAATTACATGACAAATTAACGAAAGTAGAAACAAAAATATTATAAGTAAAAAACTGCATGAGTAAACGCAATTTATACTTGGCCGACATTAAGGATGAAAAGGATGGAATCCTTTCCTTGTCCTTTGTTAAGGACCCCGCAATCAAATCAAACCTTGCTATTGTGAGTAATGATGAGGACGGATTTATCATTGATGCGCCGATTCTACTTTCCAATGAACTGATTTACCGAAATAATGAGGCATACGGTGAGCATGACATAATGTTTACGCCTGACGTGATTTCTGACATCATTAAACAATCTGCAACGGCTGGAACTGCATACGTTTTCGACATCGAACACCAGACCCCAATTTCAGGCGTTACGCTTATCGAAAGTTATCAGGTTGACTACACCAACAGGATAATGTACAACAAGGCTTTAACTGGCATTACTGACGGTTCATGGATCGGCAAATTTGCAATAACCAACGAGAACTTGAAAAGCAAGATTCTGGATAAGCAAATCAACGGTATTTCAATCTCTGGTGTATTCTCCTATGAGCCGATAACTTTAAAGGATGCGCTTTCATTACACAAACTTTTAAACAAAAAGTAATATGACTATTATTGAATATTTTAACGGCTCTTTTGCGTATCCTGTTCAGGATAGCGTTATAGAGGTAGCACTTGGAAACAGGGACGTTTCAACTGGATTGGATTCCTATGATGTTTCCATAAACATGAAAGAGTTGGTGTTTGCAGACGTTCTTATGACGTTCGTAAATTCACCATCATTTGAAAAAACTAAGACCGTAGCGAATGACTTTTCAACAGAGGTGGCCGGATTTAGTATTACCGGTGCCGAAAGAAAGGAGTTCAGGCGTATCGCACAAACCATTTATCACAAGTATGAGGATACGGACAAGTATGATTTGCCCCTAACAGCTATCAATATATGAAACCTAATATCATAACAGCGAAAATGTTTCCCCACACCCTAAAGATGCTTATTTCAAACGGTGAGGTTAATCCAGAAACAGGGGAAGAGATTTTCACAGAGTTTTATAATGGAATGTGTAACGCTCAGATGAAAATGACTGTAAATGATTTTACTGTTGGTGCATTGTCAGGATATAAAAGCACATATCAAGTCCTTACTCCTTATTTCAACCTTGCTGATGGGTGGCTTAATTCGACCATTACAGTAACGTTCCCAGACGAAGGCAATAGGGTGGTAACAATGGAACCTATGGCCGCACAAATGACAGATTTAGGTAATATTGCTGGTGTACGACTTGGAGGCTCCTTCCTTTGCTACGTGAACAATTAACACTTTTGACCCTTTTAATATTATAATGAAAATTGTATTATGAAAAATAGATTATCAGAACTGAAAACAGCCATTGGAAAGTTCATTAGCAACTTTTCCGTAGCTGATGCAGGCGGAATTGAATATATTTTCGATGGTGATGTTATTGCAGTTGGTTTGGAAATATCCAAATATGATGAGCAAGGCAACGTTGCCCCTCTTACCGATGGAGAATACACTGTAAGCGATGTTAAGTTCAAAATCGAAGGTGGCAAGGTCTCAGAGATTCTTAGCAATAGCACACCTGATTTAGACCCGACGATTGACCCTGTAACTGCTCCGGACGCAAATGAACCTGACAAAGATTCTGAGGCGGTTACTGAACTTATGGCACTTATTGAAGCACTTAAAGCAGAGCTTGCGGAGCTAAAGAAACCACTGGACACGCCGGTACCGCAACGTACTGAAATGTCAAGCACTGAAAATACCCCTTCTATCGTAGAGGGTACAAAATATGAAAAAGCATTTAGAATTTTTTCCTCACATTAAAACATAAAAAAGATGTCAATTACTTCAACCTTACCCGTCTATGTTGAGCAAAACACTGATAAACTGATTCGTGATGCCGTTATTGGCTCTGAATCCGCCAAAATGTTCACGCTCCAGACTGGCGTTAAAAACAAATCGGCAATCAATTTGCTGAATACTACCGTAGTTTTGCAGGATGGATCTGCATGTGGATGGAATGGAAACGGCACGTCTGCCGTATCTCAACGTGAAATTACCGCACCAACCTTAAAGGTAAATATGTCGTTTTGCGACAAGACTTTAGAAAATACCGCTCTTCAATATGAAGTACGTGTGGCCGCTGGTCAAAAAACCCTTCCTTTTGAACAAGACTTTGTAACTGGAGTATTGGAACAGGTAGGCGAACAAGTTGAATCTATGATCTGGAATGGTGATTCAAGCCTTGGAGCTGTTGGACTGATCGAAATCCTTGCCGATTCAAGCACTGGTATTACTACCGCTGCACAGGATATTACCCATACCGCTATCACTACCGCAGCTTTGGCAAAAACCGCCATTGATGCTGTATTAATCGCTATCCCTGCAAAGGTTATCAAACGTGCCAAAATCTTTTTGGGTTACGACGTTTACCGTTTGTATGTAATGGCATTACAGGCCGCAAACCTGTACCATACCCCCGCTGACGGTCTCGATGTTGGGGAAATGTACTATCCTGGTTCTCAAATCAAAATTAAGGCCGTTGGTGGTCTTGATGGGACTGATGTTATCGTGGCCGGTGATCCTGCAAACTTCTTTTTCGGTTGTGACTTGACCGGTGATGAAGAAAAGTTTGACTTATGGTACTCGAAAGATAATCAAGAGTTCAGACTTGCTGTACAGTTTAATATCGGCGTACAGGTAGCTTATCCCAACGCTATCGTACTGTCTCAAAAAGCATAGTGTTTGTTTGTTTTAGATTTAAAAGGGTGGTGGTTATGCAAGCTGCCACCTTTTTTTAATACAGTAGATTATGACAACAGGAATAAATAAAAACACGCTATGCGCAGCCGGACTCACCATCCTTCTTTCGGTGTCTGGCTCATGGATAACCGCAAATGAAAAAACAAACGAGAATACGAAGGAAATTGCTGTCATAAACGACAAGATGCCCAACCAAGAGGCACGCTATAACCAGATAATCGACAAACTTGACGCTCTTCAACTTGACGTAAATGAAGTAAAGATCGATGTTAAATTACTGAAAGCAACAAAAGCAGACCGAAAATATAAAGACTAAAATATAAACAAGATGTCCGAAAAAACCCAATTAAGCACTGTCAGTGTTCCGAATGTAACATCTACCCGATTTTCAGAGGTGTTCAGTAACTCCAATAAGTACGTGTCTTATGGTAAGGATAATTTGTACCCGGACTATTTATGGCGATTGTACACGCAATGTCCTACGCACCAAAGCATAGTTGATGGAAAGGTGGACTATATTCTCGGCAATGGGATAAGTGGTGGAGACAAACCCGTAAACAGTAAAGGGGAAACCCTGATGGACGTTGTGGCTAAAATAGCACTGGATCAACAAATCTTTGGGGGATTTTCATTTCAAGTTATATACAACAACGCCGGCAGAGTTGCAGAAATATACTGGAGCGACTTCTCAAAATGGAGAACGAACAAAGAGGTAACGCAATTGTTTTGGAATGATTCATGGCAAGCCTCTGGAGCCAAACCAATACCGTATGCAGTATTTGACGCTGATGCAACAAAAAAGACAAGCCAAGTGTTTTATAACAGGGGATTGACGTGCCGAAGCATTTACCCCTTGCCTTCTTATATTGCCGCCACCGATGCACTGGAGACCGAAATAGAAATACAGTCCTACCACCTGAATGGTATCCGTAATAACTTTTCAGTATCGGCCATTATCAACATGAATAATGGTGTACCCGAAGAGGAAGCAAGAAAGGTACAGGAACGTAAGATACAGGATAAGTTTTGCGGTTCAAACGCCGCTGCAAAGCTACTGATAAGCTGGAACGACAACAAAGATGTTGCAATGACAGTTGACAGGCTGGAGGAGGATAATCTTGATAAGAAGTTTCAACAGTTATCAAAGGATACACAAAGGAATATTTTTATTTCGCACCGTGTTACGTCACCCTCACTCTTTGGGGTGCTTCCTGAAAACACAGGCTTTTCAAAACAGGAATATGAAGAAAGTTTTTCCGTGTTCAATAGAACGGTTATCAAGCCTCAACAGGATGAAATAATCAGGGCATTGACAAGGATATTCCCGAAGGAATCAATTTCATTTGAACCGTTTTCACTTTAAGCAAAAAAGGCCGTTTTGATAACCAGAGCGGCTTTTGTATTTAATGCCTTTCATTTTCAGAATGCCGCAATGCTTGATCTATTTCATTTGCATAAAAATACAATCGAGAACCAATGGCGTAGAACGGAATTTTATTCCGATTCTTTAAACCTTGCGCCGTAGCGGTTGAGCATTGGAGATAGGATGCCAGTTCCCTGATACCGCGTATTTTATTCCCTTTTTCTAAAGGTTCAATTCGTGTCTGTACATTTGGTAATGCTTGAGAAATAGCTGCTTTCACCACTTCGGAAATAGCCTGTTCGAGCGTTTTTTGATATTCCATATTTTTAGTTTTAATGATTATTCTGTATATATATGCAAATATAATGATTAATATCACAATATGCAATATGTTGAAACGATAATTTTGTGGTATAAATTAATTATTTCAATTACACCAATTATATATTTGATACACAGTATATTAATCAATATAAATAAAGGCCAAACTTTAAATGTTCGGCCTTATCGTTTTTACTTGTTTTTGAATCTGATAATATGGGGTTATGTCTCTATCGTTTTTTGTAGCTTATCAAGTATTTGTTTGAGTTCCGACGATTTTAACTCCTTCAGCCGTTCAATTAAGTCTGTACTATTATCTTTTTCAGGATCAACAAATAGCAGACTGTTTATTCTTGCCCTACGCTTTGGGCTTATCTTTCCCTGATAACCCCGAAGTACATTCTTTCCATCGCTATGCCCTACCATTCCGTCAATAAAAGCATCTGATATGCCATGCCATGTCAATGTTGTGATATAGCTATTTCGGGCGGTTGAAGCTGTGGTAGCCTTTATTCCAAGCTCTGTGCAAACGGTTTGCATCCCCTTCCGTATTGCTGCATTGAAATCATGCACACGGTTTGTTATGGCCGTTTCTGATTTTGCATCCAAAAGGATTTTAGGAAACACCCGATGCCCCTGCTCCCTTGCCGAAGCGTATGTATCCAATAGTTTTTGCAAGGCTGGAATAATAGGAATGTGTACTGTTACAGGCTTTTTATCTGCCGTTTTTGAGCGTTTGAATGAAAATTCCGCTTCTGTATCACGTGGCCAAGTCAAGCCTGCTATATCCCGTAAATTCGCACCATTGCAGAGATAAAGAATTATCCACCAGTCAGCCCATTCACCAGAATAATCCCGCACCTTTACTATATCCTCAACCGGCAGATAGTCATCGGTACGTCGTCCGCCTTGTTTGATTGTCATGTTAGGCATGTCCCTAATAACGCTGTCTTGTTTCAGCTCACGGAGTACGGCACGCATTGCACGCATGTAAACGGATCGGCTTGCGGGACTAAGGCCGTTTCCTGCCATTGATTGATCCCATTCCTGAATCAGTTCAGCCGTAACATCCTTTGGCATAATCGACACCTTAGAGCCATATAAAACCAGTCGCTTTGTTTTGTCATCCCTTTGGGTTTTGCAGCCAAGAAATTTATAGAAGCTTGTCGCTGCTTGCCGATATTGCTCCCGTGTCTTTTCTTTCTGTTTGCTATCTCGGATTTCATTCCAGTGATCCAAAAGGGTGCTTTTCGATACCGCACCACGTTTTCCGATTTCATTTTTCAGCACCTCTAAAGAAAAGCGGTTTGCATTTACCAACTCCCGGACAGCATTTGCCACCTTCTCTTGAATCGGCTTGATTTGCTCTTTGATCTTAGAAAAATCACCCTTGCCTTTGTTGGCACGTACAACCTTTTCGTAGTCCTCATACGTCAAAGTTGTGCCGGTTGGATAGTACCACACCTTCCGAAGGTAAGTAACCCGGACAGAAACAGGATTAAGTTCTTTTGGGTGTCGGGTGTCAAGTGTCGAAGCGACGAAAACACCACTTACATTTTCAGAAAAAAGTGGATTGATACTGATAGATTTTTCCATAGTTAAAAGTTTAAGCGTTTACCAATCGGGAAAACAAAGGGAAAACAAAATTCTAAAACAATATAAAACTACGAAAATCATTTCACATATCAAAGAATTGATAATAAATATTTTAGAATTATATGTAAAACGATTAAAACACATAAAAGCACAAAAAACTATGCTTTGGGAGCAGGGGGTCGTGGGTTCGAGCCCCGCTACCCCGACAATAAGGCATTAGGAGTCAGGTTTTACCTGGCTCCTTTTTTTGTGTTATTGGTATATTGCTTGATGACCACCTCGCTTGTTTTTCGGTAATCCTTAAACCCGATAGCCACCGATATGATAACGTCAAGATTGTAAAACGAAACCGGTTTGTACGAATTAGCAATATGCATTTTTTGCATATTGCTTTCCTTGGGCAGATCTTTCTCGTTAAAGACATTGTTGATATGTCGGGAAATCACGGATTGGTCACGCTCGAACAGCACTACTATTTGTTCCTGAGATAGCCACACCGTATCGGTATCAAATTGAACCTGTAGTTCAACACTATTATCACTGCTTTTGAAAATCTCTATTTTATTTTCCATTTGTCTTCTGCTCGTTTATTTGCACATTTTCTGGGGAAAATATGCGGATTTCCTATTCGAGATATTCACCTCGTTTTTTCATCTTTTTCCCTTGAAAATAGGACATATCTTTTGATTCTTATCCATATTATACAATCTCCACTTTTAGCCCCAATTTCAACGCTTCGGAAATCCGTTCCAGCTGTTGGCGTTTCTGTACCGTTGAGCTGTGCGTAATCAGATACAAC